GGTACGAGTTATTTATCGCTTACAGTAGACCCCCGGCCGCTCATGTCTCATCTCACTCACTCGCTCATAACTCCTTTCAGTCGGAAATCCAGAAATTCTCCGGACTCCACGGCACTCTCCGTCAGAAACAGGGCTCTGCATTCCAGAACGCCCCGCCGCAAGAACATTCCCGTGGTCTTCTCCCAGCAAATGGCCTCCCAGGTAAGTTCCCCGGTGCGGACTCTCTCCGGAAGCCCGCTCAGCAGCACCTCGGTGGCCGTTTCGCAGCCGCGTTCGCAGTCCGCCGCCCGATTCGCCCGCAGTTCCACGGTGATCTGCCCGAACAGCTCCTTGCCGTAGCGTTCCCGGACCGCCTGAGTCTCCGGGTCCTTCATCTCTCCTAAATAATGGCAGAAGCCCGCCGTTTTTCCGCTGGCCGCGCCGACACCCACCGCCGCAACCACACCGCTGTACGCCATGGCCTGCTTCTCAGGGAACACCTCCATAGCCTGAATCCCGGCCCCGCGCAGGGCGTCCAGCACCGCCATGCGGATCTGTGACAATTCCTTCATTCCGCTGCCCTCCGCTCCGGTTCCAGCAAGGCCCACCAGTGATTGATCTCGTCTGACAGGGCGTGTTCCCGGCTGCTTCGCACCCGAAAGCTTCGTCCCCTCCAAATAACGGTATCCCCCGGCTGGACCTCCTCCAGCCCGGTATACCTCCACAGCCGTTCGTCTATCCAGCCGATGGGTGTCTGCTCTCCCGGCACTGTCTCATCCCGAGCAGCGGCAGGCTGGATAAAGGCCCGGACGGACTTTTCGCCGTCTCTGCTCCGCAGCGTTACGGTCTGACCATAATGTTCCAGGATCTCCCCCATCACGCCGGTCATCCCCGCACCCCCCTGAAGCAAAACTCCCCGGAGGCGGCATAGGGACGCATCAGCCGCTCCGCCGTCTGCCGCAAGGTCTCCGCCATCACAGCCGCGGATTGACCGCCGCTCTGCCGTACAGTCACCTCACCCACGGTAAAGGACTCCGCCCTGCACCGCTTTCCCATGTAGTCCGCCGCCGCCATGAACGCCGCCGCACACCGCAGTGCGCCGCCACAGTCCTCCTTCGTCACACCGGGGTCCAGACGGCTCTCCCAAGCCGCCTCCGCCGCTTCACACAGCACCGCCAGCAGCGGGTCCTCCTGAGAGGCGCCGCACAGCTCCGCCGCTAATGCGGCCGCCGTTATCTCCATAGGTCACTCCCCTTCCGTTTCCGCTTCACCGCACCGGGAATCCCGGTGCGGTGGACAAGTTCAGACCTTCAGCACCTTGGCCGCGTCGGTAAACAGCTTGGCAAAGCCGGAAACCGAGGTAATGGCTGCCCGCTCCAGCTGGCGGTCAATGAGCTTGTCATACTCCACCACCACTTCGCTGCCGCAGATCTGCTCCAAGGCGTAGTTCTTGTCCAGGCCGATGATGGTCCCGGCAGGCACGGCGCTGGAACGCAGCAGCTTGGCCCCCAGAGGAGTGGTCAGCTTACCGGTGGCCTGGAAATTCAGCCCGGTATTGGGATTCTGGAACTCGCTGAGCTTCAGCATGGCCAGCATCATGTCATTGCTCACCAGCATGGTGTTCATAGTATAGGGATCGAACTGCGCCCAGAAGTCCAGCAGTGCGTCGTAGCTCAGAGTGCCCTTGCTGCCGCCGATGGGATTGCTGCCCACCTCATAGACCTTGGCGGCATTGTTGTTGCCATCGCCGTCTTTCAGTACCTTCACGGCGTCCTCCAGATGCATCCGGCCCATGTACGCGCCGATCTGCCGCAGCGTCACGGCAAACAGGTCCAGTCTCTGGAAGCGGATGGCCTCATAGGGAGCCACCAGCATACGGCCCCGCTTATGAAGCCGCACCAGATTCTCCTGGGTATGAATGGTGGTCTGGGGGATCTGCGCCCCCTCCTCCACACGTTTGAGCTTCTTTTCCTCCTCCGTAGGAGTGGACGCGATAGAACGGTAATCCATGCCGTCAAAATTGGTGACGGTGGCGGTGATGTCCGGCAGGATGCTCTCCTCCTCCATGCCCTGACGCACCACACGGGACACGAATTCCGGGAACAGCACAGCGGACTCCGTAGACCAGAAGAACTTCTCCACTCTATCGCTGCCCGCGCCCTTCACCTTGATGTCAAAGCGCTTGAGCTGACGTTGGAAGGCGTCCAGTCCCTCCAGCGAGGTGCCCTTGTAGTTCTCGCTGGGATCCAGAGCTTCCAGCGTCTGTGCAAAGCTGCGGCCACTCTGACTGTACATACCCTTTTCCAGTTTCAGATTTTCATAATGATAAGCCATATTCTCTCCCCCTCCTTACAGCACAATGGTCACGGTTTTAGCAGTGGTATCCACCTCTACGGCAAGATAGCCCTTGCCGCCATCGGAAACGACCTTCACACCGCCGCTGCCGTCCGCTGCCAAAGAGTTCCAACCAGCAGCAGGCGCGGAAGCCCCGGTGTAGCTTACCGTCACCATGCCCCCCATAGCCACAGAGCAGGCTTTGCCGTCTCTGGCCACGGACAACACCGCACCCTCAAAGCCGTCATTGTCCGCGCATTTGGCAACTGTTCCGTTGCCGCTGACCTTCACCACCTGTCCCGCGGACACACCGTCGCAGGCAAAGGTGGCGGCCCACTGGCCGATGCCCTCATAAGAAACGTTCATGCAATTTCCTCCCTCATATTGTGTTTGTCCCATCAGACAAGGAACACCGCTTCATCCTCCCGCTTGGTCTCCGCCTGCTGCCGCAGCTGCGGAGCCACGGGAAATTTCTTCGCGATCTGGGCCTCATAGGCCCTCTTTAACTCCAGCAATTCCGCCTCATCCAGTCTCCCAACGGCCTTGGTGAAGATTTTTCCATCCAGATGCCCGTCCGCCAGCATAGCAAGACGCACCACCTCCCGGCGCAGCCCAGTCAGATACCGCTGACCCAGCTCTGCCTGCTTGCGCAGCGTCCGCAGCTCTGTCCCCTCGGAGCCGAACCGCTTCACCACCCCGGCCCTGGGCTGGGCAGGCACCGCCACAAAGGACCACTCATAGGCGTCCTTGGGATCCTTCAGTTCCATAAAGCACAGCTTTTCGCCGTACATCTGACCCTTCACATGGCCGCAGGCGCCGTTTTCCGCGCCGCACACGGAGCACACGCTCCGCCCCATGCTGCATCCCACGCTGACCTCTTTCTTGATACCACCCTCGATCTCCGTGATGAGCTCCTGGTTTTTCTCCGTCCGCATCAGATAGGCCCAGCCCTTCAGCCAGCGGTATTCGTCCCCCGCCGCCGTCACGGTGCCGGGCTCCCGGACCACCTCCGTCCGGTAGATCCGGGCCGTCTGGCCCTTGGCGGACCACTGGTGATCAAAGATTCCGCTCTTGCCTAAAAACAATTCTCCCAGTCGGTCCAGATCCTCCGTCCCGAACCGCTCAAAGTCCCGGTCCACCTCGTTGTCGCACAGCCGCACGCTGAATGTATACACCTGATCCGCCGTCAGCTCCGCCTTGCTGAACCGGTTGATCTGATCCAGTTCTTCCTTTGTCAGCATCCGTTTCCTCCTGTCACGCTTTTTTCGGGGTCCCCGCCGCCCTGTCCTCAATTTTACCTTCCGCCGCGTCATTCTCGATTCGCAGCTTCCTCGCCTGCTCCCGGTACAGTTCCGCCTTGGCTTCCTCCACCTCATCCTGTAAGTTGATATCCTCCCAGTCCACCCGGAACGCCGCTGTCTCTCCCTGCATCCGCATCCACATCCGGCAGATCTGCTCCACCACCGGCGTCAGCGTCCGTCGAATAGCAGTGATTTCCGTGGTGAGCATATCCGCCTGCTGGGCGCTCATCCGCTCCGTGGAGTTCCAGTTCAGCCCCAGCATAAAGGGCGGGATGGAGGTCTTCGCCACGATTTGCTCCAGCACCTGCCGCACCGGCACCTGACTGTCCAGAATGGGCGCGTCGCCGCCGATGACCTTGATATCCACATCTCCCACCGCCACGAAGTCCCGGACACTGCCGCTTCTGGTATCCTGCATAGCCCGGCTCCACTCGCTGGCCAGAAGCTGCCCCCGTTCCGCGGCATTGCCGTCGCCGTCCCGGCAGGTCACGGCAAACCGCATATTGCCGCACCGTTCCCAGTTGACCCCCACCGTGTTGTAGATCTTCATCAGAATATCCGCCATAAACGGCAATCCCCGCAGCAGCGACACGCCGTAGGGGTGCTCGGCTTCCGGATGCAGCGGAGTGAACAGCAGCAGCTCCTGATACGGCAGCGCTGCCATCCGCCCCCGCTCATCCGGCCCGAAAATCTGAAAATCCAGCGGGCTTTCTCCCTCTCTCAGCTCGATCCGGTCCATCCGTCCGCACAGCAGTGCCGCCAGATCCCGGTTTCCCGCCGCCGGCACCATCTCGCCTACGGCGCCGCCGCAGATCAGCAGCGATTCCAGATACTGCTCCAAAAAGGCGTTGATACCGTACTGTCCCCGTCCCGCCGGGACCCGTTCTAAAAAGTCCCGCAGCCGCTTTTCTGTCTCCGGATCCTCACAGAACACCAGCGCGCCGCCGCTGAGGCGGATCAGCTTGCACACGGCGGCGTCCACCACCGGTACAGCCTCCCGCACCGCCTGATACAGCCGCAGCTCTCCGCCGCGCTGAGGCGTAAAGCTCCGCAGCCCCGCATAGGGATGCCGCTCCCGGTCCCGCAGCTGCACAGTCCGGGCCGTTGCCGCTTCATCGCCTCTCCTTTTCCAAAAATTCAAACGAACCTCTCCTCTCTTCGGAAATCGGTCTCCTACTCTCCCGTCCACACCCGCTTTTGGTGTACAGTCCCGTACAACATTTTATATATTTCCTAACGGTATCCGTCCCTCTCCACGCTGACTGCCGCAAATCCGCCCTTTTCCCCGCCTGACAGATCCATGGCAAAGTACCGCATCTCCACCGTTGGGCCAACCGGCTCCCAGCCACTTCGTGTCTGCCAGCCGGGGCCCTGCCTCGACACCGCCTCGCTTCTTCCGCCCCCGGCGGCGCTTCGGCGCTGTCCATGGCATGCCGTGTATTAAAATCGGAACACGATCATGCCTGCCGTCTCACGCTGGTCACAGCGAACCCCCCGCTCCGCTCCCCCATCAGATCCATGGCAAAATACCGCATCTCATCCATAGCATGATCGTGTTCCTTGCGGGGGGCGTCTCTTCCGGTCCGCTCGTCCCAGCAGTACAGCGCCATCTCCCGCAGACAGTCCCGGCAGGTATCACACAGTACGATCCGCCTCTGCCGTAGCAGATCCGCCGTCACCCGGATGCCGTCAGCCACATCGTTGTTGGCCTTTTTTACCCGCCAGCCCCGCTGCCGCAGGGTCTCAATGAAGCTGGCCGCCGACGGGTCCACGATCACCCGCTGGATCTCCCGCCCCGCCGCCAGCCGCTCCAGCATATCCGCGTACTCCGCGTCGGTTTTCTGCTGTCCCTCCCGGCGGGAATCGTAATAGACCTCCTCTACCCGGTACCAAACGCCGTCCCGTTCCCCCCAAAGTCCCATGGACAGCGGATTCACCGTCCCGTAATCCACGGATACCCGCCACCGGCCAAACGGCCCCTCCGGCACCGGTGCCGCGTCTCTGGCCGGGTCAAAAAAGTCGTACACCAGGCCCTGCGCCGCTGCCCATTCCCCCAGCACGAACCGCCTGTAAAACGTTCCCGTATACAGCCGCTCGTACCGCTGCCGGATCTCCGGCGACAGGCCGGGATTATCCGCCATCGTAAAGTGCAGCCGCAGCGCCCCCCGGCTCTCCGCCTTCTCGATCCACTCCTTGTAAAACCAGTGTTCCGGCCCCTCCGGATTGCAATTGAACCACAGCTTGCTGCCCCGGACGCTGCACCGGGCCACCGCCTGCTCCACGAAAGACCGTGGCATCAGCGCCGCCTCATCCAACAGCAGTCCCGCCAATGTGCTCCCTTGGATCAGCGCCGCGCTGGACTCGTCTTTCCCGCCAAACAGCAGAAATTGATTCCGTTGCCCGCCAAACTCCACCGTCAGGGAATTGGCGCTCCTGTTTTCACGCACGATCATACCGATCCGCCGCAGGCAGGGGACCAACTCCGTCAGCAAATTCCGCCGCAGCGCCCCCACCGTCTTGCCGCACAAGGCAAACTGCCGTCCGTCAAAACAACTCTGGGCCCACAGGAAAAAGGACAGCCCCATGCAAAACGTCTTTCCGCTGCGGACTGCCCCATCGCAGATGACGGCCTGCCAACGGTTCTGCCTCCACCAGGTCAGCACCTGCCTTTGCTTGCGGGAAAACCGGATCATATCATTTCTCATTCCAGTCTCCCGTTTCCCCTGGCAGCGCCGCCAGCGCCTGAAGCAGCGGATCCGCCTGCTGGGGTTCGCTGGCCCCCAACAGCTTCCACAGCGTCTCTAACGCCCGGACCCGGTCCACCAGCTTGACCTCTACGCCCTTTTCTGTTACCCTTAGTTCAGACACAGCCGACAGTTCCAGTCCCTCCGGCTCCGTCTCTCCCCGGCGCAGCGCCAGTGTCACCGCATCATCCACCCGGCCAAAGGCCAGCCGTGCCAGCTGCCGCAGTACATCCTCCCGCTTCAGCTGCGCCGCCGCATCGCAGCGCATCCGTTCCAGCTTCTGTTGGGTCCCTTTCTGCCCCAGCATGGCGTAGCCGTCCCGTCTGCCGATCTCTGCGGCAGCCTGCTCCGGATCCATGGTCCGCAGATAGGCCCTGCAAAAGCGGCCATCCTCCTGTTTCTTCTCCAAAGCCGTCCCCCCATTCCATCCCTCCGGCAGATTTTCAGAAAAAGTGCATCTCTCTGTGCAACGTCTTTTCAAGACGCAGCCGAAGCTCTGCACGTTTTCTCTTTCCTCCCATTTAATTTTTAGCAACAATTTAACGATCCGTCTGCTATACTGAAACCAGCAAGGAGGCTTCCTATGTCTCATCCCAATTCCAAATCCAAGACCAGCCTGGCCACCCTATTCCCCTTCTCCATGCGGGACCTCATTGTCACCGCGCTGATCCTCTTTGTGGCCGTGGCCTTCTGTATCCTACTGCAGAGGCTGGACCCCAGCGCTGGCTTCGCCACGCCGGTTTTTGTGCTGACTGTGCTGCTGACCTCCCGCCTGACCACCGGCTATTTCTGGGGTCTTTTCTCTGCGGTGTTGGGCGTCATCGCCGTCAACTTTTTCTTCACCTTTCCCTATTGGGCCTTCAACCTGACCATCACCGGCTACCCCCTGTCCTTCCTGACCTTTCTCAGTGTTTCCGTCATCACCTCCGCTCTGACCACCAAAACCCGCCAGTTGGACAAGCTACGAATGGAAAATGAAAAGATCCGGATGCGGGCCGACCTGCTCCGCTCCGTATCCCATGATATCCGCACCCCCCTGACCTCCATCATCGGCTCCACCTCCGCCGTGCTGGACAATCCCGACCTCTCCCAAGAGGATCGCCGTTCCCTGCTGGAGGATGTGAAGCAGGAGGCCCAGTGGCTGATCCGCACCGTGGAAAATCTCCTTTCCATCACCCGCATCGGCAGTGACCGGACAGAGCTGAATAAGCAATTAGAGCCGGTGGAGGAAGTCCTGGCGGAAGCCGTTCAAAAGGCCCGCAAGCGGCTT